GTTGTCGTGAACCACGGTTCTGCCGGTACTGCTGGCGCTTATGTGGTGCAGGCCAACACTCTGGCTGCAGGATCCTTCAAGATCACTGTGGGCAACGTGTCCGGCGGCTCCCTGGGCGAAGCAATCGTGCTCAACTTCGTTGCTCTGAAGGGCGCTAGCTCCTGATGGGTATGTTCGCCTTCCGGCGACTGCGTGAACGGGAGGTCTCGGCTTCGGCTGGGGCCTCTTTTTCTAATGCAGAGCCCACCCCTAAACTTGAATCAACACCGGAACAAACGGCGCCTAAAAAACGTCGTACGGTAAAGCCCAAGGCGGAGCCTGCTGATGGCAATCACGATTGACGCCACTGTTGGCGGTGCCAGCGCAAATAGCTATCTCACCCTGGCTGATGCTCAGGCGTTGATTGATGGCATGGTCGAAAACGACGACGTGACCGCATGGGCGTCGGCTACTACTGACCAGAAAAACCGTGCGCTTTACACCGCTACGCAGCGGATTGATCGTGAGCGCTTTCTAGGCGCAAGGGCTACTGACACCCAAGCTTTGCAGTGGCCCCGCACTGGTGTTCGCAAGCCCGACACCTACATCAACACCTACGCAATCGGGTTCCCGTTCAAGATCACCACTGACTATTACACCGACACTGAGATTCCTGATCAGATCAAACAGGCTCAGGTTGTGTTGGCCGTCTACCTCAACAACAACAAAGACGGCATGGGCCTCAGCGGCCTTGAGGATTACAAGCGCGTCCAGATCGGCACCCTGAACGTTGAGACGGCTGGGGCTAGCGCCATGGCTACGGGCGCTGATCGTGTCCCGCCGCTCTATGAGCGCTATATGACTGGACTTAGAATTAGCGGACCAGGAAACTTTGCCATCAAGCGGAGCTGATCAATGGGTAGGCATAACGGCATCGACCCCGCTTACAGCCTTGGTGGGGATTTTGTGAATACCACTGACGCTCAGACTGGCCGTTGGAATCGCATCGTCATCGTCAAAGGCAATACGTCGTTCAGCGCTTTGGGCGTTGAGAATTACACCGGCAACAGCTTGGTTGGGGAAGGCTTGCCCGCTGGCTTTGAGCTTCAGGGCGTATTTACCAGCTTCACTCTGAACTCAAGTGGCGCTGTCATCGCTTACAACATCTGATCATGGCTAAGTCACACGGCGGAGCATCTGAAGTCAATTACGCCCTTGGCGCTGAGGTCATTACTGACACTGCTGTGCACACTGGCAAATTCAGCCACATTGACTTTTACGAAAGCAGCACGATCACCGCGATTACGTCCACCAATATCACCGACAGCAACTTTGCCGGTGCATCAATCGATCAGGGCGCTCACTTGACTGGTTATTTCACGAGCATTCAGCTCCAGAACGGAGCCTGTATCGCCTACAAGATCTGATGGCGCTTTCGACCTCACTGCAGAAAACGGCTCGCAAGCTGATCACAAAGTTTGGCGGTTCAATCACGATTCGCCGCGTTACCACTGGTGCTTACAACCCCACAACGGGTACGGCGACGCCAACCACCAGCGACACCACGATCAAAGGTGTACTGGAAGACGTACAACAGCGTGAGGTCAATGATCTGGTTAAAGGCAGCGATAAAAAGCTGACCATTGCAGCGGCTGACCTGAGCTTTGAACCTGCAGTGTCTGACCAAGTGTCAGTGTCTGGCCGTGTTTTTCAGTGCATTCAGGTCAATCAAATCGAGCAGGACAACACGGCTATCGTGTTTGAGATGTACCTGAGAGAGTGATATGGCCAGGCAGATCAAGATTGGCGATATTGGCGATTACGCCGAAAAGCAATTCAATGATCTGCTGAAGGCTGCGGTTCTTGAAGCTGACAAGGTACTGAAAAACAACAGTCCTGTTGATACTGGCCGCTTCCGTGCGAGCTGGGCGATTGGTCAAAATGCCGCGCCATTTAAGGGCGTACCGGAGGGCAGCTATCCAACACCGCCCCCGCCAAATGCTGTCAACTATCAGCTCGGGCAGGAGAAGGCTGGCAACGTGTACAGCCTGCACAACAATCTGATCTACGCCGAGCCACTGGCTATCAACGGAAGCCGTCGCACTGGCGTTCCCGGAGGCTGGGTTGATTCGATCGCCAAAGACCTTCAGACTTATGTAAACGCTGAAGCCGACCGCATCGGACGCCAACAATGAGCCTCAATACTCTCCGCTCACATATTGAAGGCCGCATTGCAACTGAGTTTGCATCGGCTCCGGTGCTTCAGGTCGCGTATCAGAACGTCCCGTTCACGCCGCCCAATAATGCCAGCTGGATTCAAAGCAGCATCATTTGGGGTGACTCTGCCTACATGACCATTCAGACCACATCAAGCCGCGGCACTGGTGATGGCTTTGATCGTCGCAATGGCACTCTGGTATTCAACATTTTCAGCCCTCGCGGCGAAGGCCCTGGCGCTGGATTGACGATTGCCCAGCGCTGCATCGACCTGTTCTCACGTTTACAGCTGGAAAATATAAAGTTTGACGCTGCAAATGGTCCGCGCACCATCGAACCCGCTGCGCCAGAGGGATTCTTCCAGACCCAAGTAGCCATCACTTTTGAGGCTTACGAGCAAAGCTAGAATCAATCCAGCCACTTACCGTTCACAACAATGGCTGTCACTGTTTTGTCCGGTACGTCCGGCGCCCTCTATTACAAGCCCGCTGGCACCACCGGTACTTTCGGTGAATCTGGTGTCACTGTTGCAGACGACGAGATCACGGTTGAGCCTTATCTCAACTTCAAGGTTGGTGATCCTGTTGAATTCAGCGTTGTCAACAGCCAAACCGGCGGCGCTGGCACCGGCACCCTGCCTGCTGGCATCAGCCTGAGCACCACCTATTACGTCATTGCCTACGCCCCGGCAACCGGCGTCCTTCAGGTCTCGGCTACTGCTGGTGGGTCCACTATCACCATCACTGACGACGGCACTGCAGCTGCTCCTAACGAGTTCCAAGTTGCTTACGCCGATTACGCCGCTGTTGGTCAGGTTCAGTCCTGGTCTTTTGAGATCAGCCGTTCTGAAATCGACGTGACCACCATCGGTCAAACCGCCGGTCAGTATGCACCCTTCCGTGCTTACATCCCTGGTTTTGCTGATGGCAACGGCACCGCCACGGTGTATGTGACCAACGAAGATTCCGCACTGTCCAACCGGATGGTGGAAGACGTGTTGCAGCGTCAGCAAGTTGGTTGCGCCTTCAAGCTCTACACCGACAAGCAGAGCAGCGAGGCCCTGAGCCGTTCGATTGCAATGGATGCCGTTCTGCTGACTGCCAGCATGAACATCAACCCTGACGACGCTCAGCAGGTTGAAATCACCTTCCGCCCGGCTGGTGTTCCTACCTTCGACTTCAGCACCTCCGCCTGATAAGCTTCCGCTGGAATGTTCGCCCCTGGGTTGCACCGGGGGCTTTTTTATGTCTAAAGTGATAACAAAGACCCCATTTTTATGCCTGCGCCTGCTTCGTCAGCCCTTGCCCGTCTGAAAAAGGCTGCAAATCTGACGCCCGTTAAGCGTGTGGTGACGTTGACCGATGGTTCGGAGTTTGAGTTTTACTCGGCACCGTTGACCATGGCAGAGCGTGAACGCGCTCAGAAGATGCCTGGCGGTGATGACGCCAATGGTTTTGCGTTGAATTTGCTGGTCACCAAGGCCGTGGACGACGCTGGCAAACGCCTGTTTCAAGCTGGCGAGATCGCTGAGTTGAAGAATGATGTGATGGACGCGGATTTGCAGGCATTGATGCTGGCGATCGTGACCAACCCTGAGGAAGAGGAAGAGATTGACATGAAAAGCGCTAAAGGCTGAACTCAAGAAAGACAACCTGCTGTTGCTGCAGCTTGGGGTTGCCAAGGAGTTGGGCTATACGTTGGCTCGACTTAGCGCGGAGGTGACTCTTGAGGAGCTGCTGCTGTGGAGCGGATATTTTGACTTATTGAATGAAGAGCAGGAGCGTCAGTTAAAACGGCGCCGGTAGACTGCTTGTATCAGGAAGGGTTGAGCTGTGGCTGTCGTCGCCAATGTTGCCGTCAATCTTGACGCTCGCAATGCGACTCAAAATGCAGCGCGGTTCAAAAAGGAGATGGAT